AACGTATAACCGTTACCCATTGAGCTAAATTTCTCTAGCTCATATTCACGGCCGCCATATGACATATGGCCGGTACGGAAGGAAGCGAGTAGGTCTACCCACTCTTCCGGTAAGAGATCGAACACGACCGAGAATGCCAGCGTGTCGCTGGCCGACGAGAGGTCAATAGTCGCAAGATGCCCCTTCATTGAGGCTTCCTCGGCTAGTAATTGATTCCTCTGTTGGTCACTCAGGTCTTGTTTAGCACGGACGCGAAGCCTCTCTTTGAGGTATGACCCTATGCCCAACTGTATAAAGCCGTTTAAAAGCGGCTCAACGCAGATGGGACGGTGGGTTTTCGCGTTCTTTTCGACAAAGATCAGCTTAGCCGGTTCGACTACTATCTCACACGAGTGTTTTTCCACTCCCCAATGAGGTAAATCACTGAAGAGGGCCCTGCCAGTTTGCTGGCGGACCCATAATGGAAACTCATGTAAAACCTGGTCGATGACGGGTAGCATCTCTTCGCTACATACAAATGGGGCAGCGAGCTTGTTATCAAAGCAAGCGTCGGCCCTTTTTACAGTAGTGGAAGCCCCTGGCCCGAAGTGGAACCTGAGACTGTCTAGAGTAGGGACTTTCCCCAGAACCCACTTGATTTTACGTCGCGCCAGCGCAATCGCCATCGCAACGCCCCCGTAGGGGCAAGTTTGTCCAAAGTACTCATTTACTCTCTTGCACTGCAGTTCGGCGGCTATTGCCGCCTCCACAGCTGCCTTCAGGGGGTCAAATCCAAGGTCCAAATCCCTGTTTTTTGAGAACAGAGCCTGGATTTGGGTAGCGCCGCGGTAGTCATCTAAACCAATATCTTTTGGGATTTTGGTGTCGACAACCTCGCGATATTTCCCGCCATGGACTAACTCGGACATAAAGTCCGAATAGACTCCCCTGCTACGCAACTCTGCAGCCACAAGGGAACAAAAGGCAGTGTCTGCCTCTTTGGTCAAAGGATAGATCCATCTATCCCACTGTTTTGTCTTAGACATAAGGAATCATAACCTCATCTTAAGTTGACTATCA